CTAAAATTATTTTTCCAGTATTTAGGCTCTAGTGTCCCGTATGTCCGTATTAGTACCATAAATCAGGTGACTTCCGTCACATTACATAACTCACTGCGTTCGCTTTTTGTATTTGAACGGGTTAGTATATATGTAACGATAAACGAACGGCAAACCGTGAGTGAGTTTATCTAACTGTGAGTGGGTGGCTAAGACAGACCGTAAGGGCTGGCTTGGTGCCAGCCACGAACACACGAGGGGTTAGCGAGGCTTGCAGGGCAAGCCGAGCGATAAAGGGGATTTATTATAGGGGGTTTATATGGCTGCCAAGGGTGGTAAAGAACATCATAATGTGGTGGCCTTGCGTGAAGCAAAAGACAAAGTACTAGAATTCATCAGGCAAGGTTTAGACTTGCAGGATGCAATAGCCAGGGCTGACAGGAAGCCCGATGTCATGAAAGACTGGCGCAAAGACGAGAAGTTCATGGCCGCTTTAGACAAGGCCCGAACTGAGGGGGAGAAGACCCTCTCCATCGTCACAGGGGACGCTAAGTTTAAGATAGGCTTTGAGGAGTTCTCGAAGGAGTTCCTAGGTAGCCCTATATTTGACCATCACCGTTCTTGGATTGATGTCCTAGAAGGACGTGAGCCAAGTTACATCCATGAGAGTATGGTCTACGAGCCTGCCTCTGGCAAACGTCTGTTGATAAACGTACCCCCCGAGCATGCCAAGTCTACCGTTATCACGGTCAACTACTGTGTCTATCGCATTGCCATGGACCCTAACATCAAGATTACCATCGTCTCAAAGACTCAAGAGCGCGCCAAAGAATACTTATACTCAATTAAGCAGCGCCTGTCTCATGAGCGATGGGCTAAGATGCAGGCCGTCTATGGCTCTACTGGGGGATGGAAAGAGGATGCAGATACCTGGAAAGCAGACCGTATCTACCTCAGCCGTGACTCCACAGAAAAGGACCCGACTGTTCAGGCCCTTGGTGTGGGTGGTCAAATCACTGGTGCTCGTTCTAACCTTATCATTCTTGACGACGTTGTTACTACATCAAACGCTCATGAATGGGAAAAGCAACTGTTGTGGTTGCAGCGAGATGTAATTACTCGTCTAGGTGATTCTGGTAAGTTGCTTATTGTAGGCACTCGTATCGCAGCAAATGATTTATACCGAGAGATTCGTAACCCCGACCACTGGACGGGTGGCAAGACGCCGTTTACATACATGTCAATGCCAGCAGTATTGGAGTATAACGATGACCCAGAAAAATGGACTACCCTTTGGCCAAAGTCTAATATCCCATGGGAAGGTTCAGAAGACAACATCCTTCCAGATGAGGACGGCCTTTATCCTAAGTGGAACGGGCCAGCACTGTTTCGCAGACGTTCAGAAGTCTCTCCTTCTGCTTGGGCACTTGTTTATCAGCAGCAGGATGTCCAGGAAGATTCTATTTTCCCCCCTGCTTGTGTCCAAGGTTCAGTCAATAGGATGCGCAAGCGCGGACCTCTAAAGCCTGGTACGCCTGGTCACCCAGAAGAAAAAGGTCAGTGGTACACCATCATGGGCTTAGACCCAGCGATGAGTGGTAACACCGCTGCTGTTATTATGACGGTTGACCGTCAGACAAGAAAGCGCTACATCCTCGATGTAGAAAATATGCAAGAGCCTACTCCTCAGAAGATTCAAAAGTTAATTGAGGCGTGGGTTGAAAAGTATCGTCCACAAGAACTACGTATTGAGACTAACGCTCATCAGAAGGCTTATGCTTTAGATGAAGTCTTACGTACATACTTAGCATCTTCTGGCGTTAGATTCTCTAGCCAGTTTACTGGTAGAAATAAATGGGACACAGGTTTTGGTGTGGCTGCTATGTCAGGTCTCTTTGGGACTATGCGTAACAATGTGCATCAAGATGACAATCTAATGGAACTTCCATCACAAGATGGTTCAGAAGGTATCAAGGCTTTAATCCAGCAATTAATAACCTGGAAGCCAGATACTAAAGGTAAGACAGACTGTGTAATGGCATTGTGGTTTTGCGAACTGCGTGCTCGTGAAGTTATTGGTACGACCCGTATGGGACAAAGCCACATACCCAATAAGTGGGCAACACGACAACAGCAAAGCAATCGCTACATGATAAACCTCAATGACTATGAATTTAGTCAAGACGAATAGGATAACAATGGTAGACATCAAACTCATCGCACGTCGCGTAGAGGCTATGAAGCATCGTGCTTTTGAGCGCGATAGTCAAATGGCTAACGTGCTTGCTGTGCGTCAAGGAAAGATGGTCGAGATATTTCCCGACATGTTTCCAGAGGGCATGTCCCATGCTATGGTTGCAAACTTTGTTGATGTCGCAGCACGCGACTTAGCAGAAGTATTAGCGCCACTGCCATCTATTAACTGTTCTACTACAAATGTAACATCAGACCGCGCACGCGCGTTTGCTGACAAGCGTAGTATGATTGCCAATAACTATGTTTATCATTCACGTTTACAAACCCAGATGTACCCAGGTTCTGACCAGTACTTCTCCTATGGTTTCTTGCCTATTCACGTTGAAGCAGATTGGGATAACAGCCTACCTCGTATTCGCGTAGAAGACCCAACTGGTGTTTACTATGAGCGTGACCGTTTTGGTCGTTTAGTTGCATACGCTAAGCGTTACAACAAAACATTGATTGAACTAGTCAATGAGTTCCCTGAGTTTGACCGTGCATTGCTAGGTCAGTATGGCTATGACCAGAACCTCAATCAAGAAATTGAAGTTATCCGCTACATGGATAAAGAATCAATTATCTTGTATGTTCCTTCACGCAAAGATTTAATTCTCAGTTCTGCTAAGAACCCTATGGGTAGAATGACTGTTGTCGTTGCTGAGCGTCCATCTATTGATGGAAAGCCTCGCGGACAATTTGATGATGTAATTTTCGTACAACTTGCTCGTGCTCGTTTTGCAAACCTTGCTATGGAAGCGGCTGAAAAGTCCATCCAGGCTCCACTCGTAGTACCTGATGATGTTCTGGATATGCCTATGGGCCCAGATGCAATCATTCGTACTTCACAACCTAATGGTGTTGGGCGTGTTCGTTTGGACATTCCCGCGGCTACTTTCCAGGAGCAATCAGCCCTCCAATCTGAATTGCGTTTAGGTGCTCGATATCCTGAAGGTAGAACTGGAAACATCGACGCTAGTGTTATCACTGGCCAAGGTGTCCAGGCATTGCTTGGTGCTTTTGACTCTCAGATTAAGGCTGGTCAAACAGTTCTTGCTGAGGTGTTAGAAGATGTTATCAAGTTATGTTTTGAAATGGATGAAGTCCTTTTCAATAAAGAAAAGAACGTCAGAGGCGTAGCGCAAGGAACACCGTACGAGTTAAAGTACATGCCAAGCAAGGACATTAAAAGCGATACTTCGGTAGAAGTTCGATATGGCTTGATGGCTGGATTAGACCCTTCACGTGCCCTGATTTTCTCTCTTCAAGCATTAGGTGCTGATTTAGTATCTAAAGACTTTATTCGTCGTGAGTTACCATGGAGCGTTAACGTTACTATGGAAGAACAACGTATTGAGATTGAAAAGATGCGCGAAAATCTTACTGCATCAATTACTGCAAGCGCGCAAGCAATTCCAGCAATGGTTGCACAGGGTCAAGACCCGACTAAGTTAATTCAAAATATTGCCGATGTCATTGAACGTCGTCGTAAAGGGGAGAGCATAGAGTCTGCTGCGTTGGCAGTGTTTAAGGTGGAAACACCTGAACAGCCTCCACAGACAGAGATGGCTCCGCCAGGCACACAAGGCCCAGTTGAGCAAGCGCCCCCGTCCCCAGCGGCTCCTGGACAACCTTCTGGCGGAGCCCCTCAACAACAGGGAGCACCAGCAGATTTAGCAACAATGTTAGCAGGACTAGGATAAGGACTCAAGATGGCTACAAGAAAGAAGAAAGTAGTTGACGAAGACTACTCAAAACTAGACCAGTACGCTATTGAGTTACACGAATTTTATAAGTCATTGCGTAAAGCAGGATTTACAACTGATAATGCGTTGTGGATTTTATCTGCAAAAGAGATGCGTCCTGAATGGATGGTATCAGCGCCAACACTAGACGATGTTAGAAAATACATGGATGAGGATGAAGACTAATGGCTATTAATGAAAAAGTCTCAGGTGTGGGAGCAAACGCTTCTCGTACCGATAAAAACCTCTCTGAGCGTGTAGCACGCGTACAGCGCGAAGCAAAAATGCAAAATGCATCTGGCGGTGGCTATGGTCAGCGTTCTGAATTAGAATCAATTGCTGGTGGTGCATCTACTAATGTGCCTACACCAAATATGCCAGAACCATCACGAATTTCTGCTATCCCTTCTGTTAATGCTTTTGACCCTGGTTCAGGACGCAATGGTATTCCTCTTTCAGATGGCGCAAGATATGGTGATGGTCGCGATGATAGCGTACAACCAGTTCCTGTTGATGCACCTAACCCTGATTCTATCTTCGTACGCGCTATGGCTGCAGCAAATCCAGAGTCACGTCAACTTTTGATGATGGTTGAGGCGTACAACGAGATGGAAGCCATTTAATGGCTTTAACTCCAGCGCAACGTCTCATGCAGGTTCAGATGGGTTCATTGACTCCTCAGACCTATGCAAATTTTAACTCCATTACTAACAAGTATCCTGGAATGAGCAAGGACCTTGTTATGTCTATGGTACGCCAAGGATTAGATGCAAATACTCCTGGGCTGGATAAAATTACAACAATAGACGGAATTGCTGCGCTTAAATCAGATGCTTTTAATGTAGATAAACTTAAGAAGAAGGTTACTCCTGAACGTGGAATCTTAGGTTCTATACAGAATGCTTTTGATAATACAATTTATGACCCATTTAAGGGTACTACTCGTTTGCTTTTTGCAGGACTTCGTTCTCCTTATGATGCAACTACTGCTGTTTTGCGCAGTACCACTGCAGCATTTCGTGGAGAAAAAGGTGCTGGCGGTCAGTTACTAAAAGATATTGCTGGCGGACTTATAGGAGAAAGCACACAACTTGGACAAATAGTTCGTGGAGGAGTTTCTCTTACAGGCGGACTTGGTGGACAGGGTGAAGGTTTCTTTATCACACCCGAAACTAAGGTTGGTAAAGCACAAGCCCAGGCTATGGGTAAGTATGGCAGAGTTAATGGTAAGTCATACACTATTGGTCGAGGCATTTTCAATGGTATTGGGATGAATCCAAATGGAAATGCTTATCGTGTATCATCTGGTATCGTAGATGCTGTTCTTAACGTTTCATTAGACCCAACAACTTGGTTTGGACCTGGCGCTGTTGGTAAGATTCTAAGCCAAGGTGGAAAAGTTACTG